TCTTCACCATCTTTTACAAGTTGTAGCTCATCATCAACATCAATACCTTTCCTATTCAACAGCTCAACAAAGTCATCTGCTGTATTGGCCCCGTGTATTCCTAGTCCTTCGATAATCTCGTCTGCTTCTGCTTGAGTTATCTCCCCATTACGCAATTGTTTAATTGCAGCCTGTGCAGACAGCACCCTTTGCAGAGCGTCCTTACCCTTCTTCATTGTAGGAGCCATGAACAAAGCAGCATCACGCAGCTTTATTTTTGCATTGCCAAACCTATCGCCAGCACTGCGAATGCGTCTAGCCTTGATAACTCCACGCCCAGTGTAGCCGATACTGCCATTAGGCTTATGTCCAATCTGCATAGGCTCTAACTCATCTAAGTCATTAGCTGTCTTACGACTGATGATGAATGTTGGCTGTGTACCCCTTATAACAGGAGTGTCATCTAATGCTTCAAATACATTCCTCTCACCAACAATTTCACGAAGCTGGTTCTTAGATATGAAGCCTTCACCGCTACCATTCATCAAAGAGTATATCTGGCCAGTGTCCTCGTCGTAGATGAATGCGTTTTCACTGACTTCATCTGCGCTTTTCAGGGGCGCGTAGGCTCCCTTAACATCACTATCGCCTATCTTAAACGTACCTGTCTTAGCGCCTCGTCGTAGCTTTCGTGTATATTCTGCCCTGTTAAGTAGCATCCATGCAGCGTCATTGAGCTGTTTGAATGTGACGAATGCTTTAACCTCATCGTCATCAGGGAGCCTATCATGCTTGTTTCTGAACACCATTTTAAATTCGTCTGTTGACATTTCAACGTCAGCTAGGTGGGTGTCAGCTTGACGCTCCCGTAAAATCTCTGACACACGGGCGAGCTTCTTCTTACCACCAACCTTTCTTCCAATCTTACCTACGCCATCATCCCACACGTCAGCAAAAGCCTTTACAATACGGTTACGAGACAGGTCAGCCTCACGAGCAATGGCGAGGAAGTTCATGTCGATGAAGTTGTCAACATTGTCGAAGAACTGTCGAATAGGGTTTGCACCCTTATCCACAATCTTAAAGCTCTCTCCCTCGATAGGCAGAACCCTCTTTGTTTTTATCGCCCAACCTCCATCGGTGAGCTGTGTGACTTCGCCCTTAATCCCCATGCGAGACATAGCATTCTTCGCAGTTGTCTCTGACATGTACGAGCTTCCGTCCTTTTTCCCAATGAGAACTTCTAACTCTGTTACGTCACCAAAGTCATTAACAACATCTTTTACCTGTAGTATAGAAGGCGACTGCAAATCCTTCATTGCCTTCTTCTTTGCTACTTCTACTTGTGCTTGTGTAACCCCCTCAATAGGCGCTCGCTCAAGCTCTGCAAGGATGCGCTGGTTAGCCTCTACCTGCGCTGCCACCTTAGCAGATAGGCCATTAGAGTAGTGTTTACCCGCTGGCATTTGCAGAGGCGTTTTAAGAATGTCGTCTGTTGTTGCCACAGCCCCTTCTGTGCCGCTAACTGTTGCGTTGGCTATATCTTCAGCCATAACATCAGCCGCTTGCGGGGAAGCCTCCGCAATTTCATTTGCTTGAGTGCGAAGCTGGCGCACTCCTTTAACAGTGCTGACAATTTGCTTTGCTGCCTTCACACCTTTTACTGCTGAAACTGCGGCACCAGCAGCAGTAAGCCCTGCGAAAACACCTGTCAGCGCGTCTTCTGTTTCCGCGTCAGCCCTTGAGCCGCCAACTATAATATCCATCACAGCCTTAACTGCGTCAGGGTTGTCAAGAAAAAAATCATTCTCTATTCTGGTAACAAACTCATCTACAAGCCCTGGTATTTCGGAAGGCTTTAGCGTTTGCAGGCGACTTCTAAATTCTTTCTGTAGCTCTGTTACGTCCTCAGAGAAGAACTTATCTAAGTCCTGTATGCCAAATAAGACTTCAGGTAAGTCCGCTAGATCAAAGTCAGAACTAGCTTCCTCAGAAATCCTGTGCATAGAGAGCGCATTTGCGGCTATGTTCAGCTTGTTGCGGAACAGAGAAAGGTCTTCAAGCGGGTTATCTGAAGCTCCTACTTTGTTGGCTACGCGAGATATGTCTGTTGCTATCTCTGGTTTGATTTCTCTCTGCTGATTCTTAACTTCTTCTACTCGCTTCAGAGCTTCCTCAAACTTAGCTGGGTCACTCTCTGAGGCTAGAGCATCCAGCGCATCTGCCTGAACCGATTGGGACATACGTGATAGCAGGTCTGCCGACGCTTGGCTATATGCAGCAGAAGCCCCCACCAACTCCGCTGTATCCTTGGCAATCTTTAGAGCTTCAATGTCGTGCTTCTCTGAAGCGTTGAACACAGCGCCAACAATCCTAGCCTTCTCTGCTTCGGACAAGGCTGGTTCTCTCTTCTCTTCTTCAGGGAGCTTTATAGCTGTTTCTGACAGTTTTATAGCCATATTAACCTTTTACAAAAGCTGCAAGGGTTTGCTGATTCATTGTCTGCGGATTTGTTACCGTAAGGTCTGGCCTACCAAATAGCGAGTCTATACCTGCATCTATCTGCTCAGAGAATGTTCCGGCGAGGCTTGCAAGCGCAGATAAATTGCTGGCCCTACCTCTCGCGCTGTTTGCAGCTATGAGCCTGCTTGTTATCGCACTATTCAACTGGCCAATCTGATTGAGGAACTGTATGTTACCAAAGCCTTGTGACACAACGGATCCTATTGCTTGTGATAGTATACTAGACCCAGACAATCCTGAGTTTTCGCCTTGTTGAGTGATGGTGGCTCTTGCTTGCTGTATTTGCCTAACTTGCTGCTGTGCTTGCCGCCGCTCTTGAAGGCGATTTCTTTTCTCTTGCAGGCGTCTTGCCTTTTCTTCTTCTTTGCGAGCCTTTCTACTTTGAACAAGAGAAGATGCGCCCAGCCCTATAGCTGCTGCCGTGCCAGCAGAAACGCCGAATAAAGCCGAAGCAGCTCCCCCTACTATAACAGATGTTGGCATTACACAAGCTCCTTAGAGTAAACATACTCTGTCAATTCGTAGCCACTCTCTAAGAGGCTGTCCACTTTCTTAGGGAAGGCGGCTATCAATTTCTCTACACCTTCCTGTCTCAACCTGTCCTCAACAACCTCTGACATTTTCTTTGACAGCCCAAGCCCCCTGAATTCCTTAAACACATATATACCTAAGTCCTGCGCCCATTTAACTTTCTTGTCATAAGGACAGGGTGAAATCATAGCAACGTAATATCCTGCTGGCTCTCCATCAACTCTAGCCACTAGCTGCCTAACCAAACCAGCCTTCTCCAAGTCAATTATTCCATCTAGGCTGTATTTCTTTGTATTAAAAAAAGACTTCATGTGGTCTAAGTAGCCATGAGCAAACTCATCTAAGGTTAGTTCGACAGGCTCCCACGACAGAGTTACAGTCTTCCTTTCACTGCCCATTGTATTGTCCATCCTAGTATCTGCATATCTTTCCCGTCTTCTGCGTCAAGGCGCATACTCATGGCCTTCCCTCGGCCTGCCACCTTAGTCTTTGTTGTTATAATCGACTCCCCTGTATCAAACAAGTCGCTAGGGCCAGTCGGAAGATAGCTACCTCTAAACCTGTAAAGCTGTTGTTGCGGACTCCACCTGTGGCCTGCGTCTGTTATGTTCCAGTCCCACATAGCTTTCATTAAGCAAGAGCTTGGATTCTTCAATACCAAATCTCCATTGCCGTCTGTCTGAAATCCTGTCTCTGTCTTCAGGAAGCTCATCACAATGTAAGGGCTTCGCTTTGTGTTGTGAGGTTTTCCTAAAGTTTCTTCAGCAGTTTCTATGTATGTCTGGTAATTAGCATTGATTCCAGACCAATCGGTGAATGTTGTGTCGTCTCTGTATGCCAGCTTTAGCTTCGGGCTTCCTGTTATCGTGAAAGAGAAATCGACATAGGCAACTTCCTTTTCTTCTGTCTGGATGTTTGTAGGCGCAATCCCCACTAGGCATTCAGAACTTCCGCCAATACTTATATCTGTTGCATACTGAAGCGGGAAGAACCCACCAGTCTGTAGGTTTAGGGTTATCCCTCTAGTCTTAGCTTCAGGAATTGGATTGTTTGCTTGCGGGTATATCCACTCCACTTCTTTGTTCAGGGGTTTATATCTGCCATAAACAAGCTCTTTGCCTACCTTTGGTATCTCACTGTAGAAAGATTGTATGCGCCCATCTACAAGATTGTTGACAGATAGTACGCCATTCTCATTAAAGAAGATGACGTAAATCCCCTCGTCACTCCAATAGTAAACACTATCCTCAACTGGAACAACGCTCTCCGCAGAAATACAACCAGCGGTTGTGAGTCTATCTACAGAGAAACTTGTTGACGAGAAGGAGTTGCCGCCACTATTTACATACCACACTCCCTCTGTGGCCAGCACTAGAACTCCATTGCGGAACTTTTGCAGCTTGAGGATATAGCCTGCGTCCTCTATAGATACAGTGAACCCGTCAGTATCTAGAGGGTCTGACAATTCCCCGCTTGTTGGATCGTTTACAGAGTAGCACTTGTCAATAGCGTCTACGTTGTCCCCCTCATTTAACTGAGAGACATACACTGTACTATTAACAGAATACCATACACGCCCAAAAGCAAACTCTACACTGTTGGGTCTTCTATCTATTGTTTCGTTAGCTATAGCCATTATGGTAAGAATCCGCCGGGAGGTACACTTGTTCCATCGTCAGGTATGCTTCCGCCACCGCCAGAAGATACGCCAGAGCTTTGCGGGTTTAGTCTCAATGCTTCCCTGTTCTTATTGAAAGCGTCCAGCACATAGTGGCCTCTAGGGGCAGGTGTTGAGCCAAATGTTAGCTCTTCTAACCGCTCTGTGCTGAATATCAATTCGCCTGAGCTTTCCACAACAGCTAAATGGGGGATGTCTGCATTGCTTGGATAAACGCCCTTGTCTGTGAAGAATTGGTTGATAGGATCTACAAGAGGCCCAGCAGCAGCAACCTTACGCTGCTTGTACCAGCCTTGATTGTACAGATTATACTCATGATCCTCTGACAGTGTGGCGGGGCGCTCGTCAACCTCTAGCCCATCACTCACACCTTCAATATCTCGCACCTTTATCTGTATGCCAGTAATTGTTATCGCCGGAGTAGACTCATCATACTCCACATAGAAAGGGTTACAGGCAGGATTCACTACAACCAACCTACCCTTAGCGTTTGCGAACTGGCATCGTGATGTTCTTGCGTTAGCCGCTGTACCAAACGATGTACCGCTCAGGTTTTGCGTTAGGTCAATTGTCTCTGTGTGTACAGAGGAGCCAATAGGGTCTGTATCCGCATCAATGAAGTAAACAAGAGCCCCCATCTGCAACACTAAGAAGTTCTTGTCTGGATTTCTATTAACCCCTCTCCACAAGAAAGAAGAAAAGGCTAGGTCTAAATCATTGGTGGACTGCGTAGCAACTTGCTGCAAACTGCCAAGACCCAGCCTACGCCTAAGACGCAAGGGCGCAAAATCAGGAAGTACATTCAACCCATCTTTGAAGAAATCTTGTGAGGCATGTAAAGAGGACTGGTCTGTATTCAGCCCTCTGATGGGGACTAGATATTCTTTATCGCCTCTAGCCTGTGGCATTACGCTGCCTCTTTATTGCTCTTTGCTTTCTTCTTAGCTTTGTCGTGAACTTCTAAGTAGAGCTTAATATCAAACTCTGCTTTCTTCCAGTCAATGTACTTTTTTTCTTTGAACATCGCCGGTAGTTCACCGCCATCTGCGAAGCAGACAGTGTAAAGAGCATACCCGTCAGGGTCTGGACGGTAGCCAATGTCCTTACCACCCTTGGTTGTGCCTACTTTAATAAATCCGTCGCTCATTACTTTCTCCTTCCATAACGAGGTTTGTTGCTCCTGTTGGTGTTTCTGTCACCAACACGGAAATGGTCATGCTTAGCTTTAATCAAACCTGCCCTGCCTTTCGTAGCATCTGAGAATAATGGTTCTTCTCTCAAGTATTCAGACGCCCTCGCTTTAACAAGGTTACGATAGGTAGGGAGGAAGTGCTCAGGAAGTGGAATTGTAAACCCGTCCTGCACTAGAAATTCTTTTCTAACCTGCATGAAAGCCTGAGTCTTAGAGGCTTGCAAGGTTGAGTCAACCGCTTTGTCGTAAGAGTCTGTTACAATATACTCGTCATCAAACGTAGTCCAGAACTCAGGGGCTTTATCGTCTTGAATGTAGTATGTCGCTCCACCAAAGTCTGTAATCTTAACAGCGTTACTCTGAGTTGTGTCGATGCTGTTTGCCTGCCTAATGAAGGCATGTGGGGGCAGGTATTTCAGCATTGTGTATTCTTCTTTACTTGTTTCGGAAGTGTTGTAGAAGAAAGTTGTCTCGTGCATTCGAGAAGCGTTGTCAGGGATGCGGAGGTAGTTGGGTCGTGCTGAGTCTGACACAGCCTCTAACTGGACAAACTGTGTATTAAACTTCCAGTCAGGAATCTCAGATATTACCTCCTCATACACCTCTTTTGCTATGTTGGCAACCTGTTGTGCCTCAATAGTGCTATTGCTGATAGAGGTTACAGGGATGCCATCAGTGGCATCGAGATATGAATTGACAACTTCTAACAGTGTAAGGCTCATCTTCCTACCTTATAGTGAGACTCCCTACGTGCTAAGCAGAGGTAGGGAGCATATTACTTTAGCTTTCGAGAGGCTGATACTCTACAATAACTTTGAACTTACCAGCAGTCATTGTAGATGAGCCATCAAGAGTAGCAGTCAGAACTGCATCATCAGCGCCAATAGTGGTGCCAACCAGTGCGCCTGCACCATCTTGGATTTCACCTTTAGCGTCGATGTCAGTTAAGGCAGCCACCTTAATCAGGCCATCAGCGTCAATTACTGCGGCATCCGAGAACTTGGCCAAGCCAATAGACAGGTAGTCATTGGTGGCTGAGCCATCAGAGCCAGCAGCGCCTTCTAGCACCTGCAAAGTAGCAGAAATCAGCTTGGCGTGTGCAGGAATGATAGCCTGCATTTCATTGCCAGCTTCAGCAGAAGGCAGCTTGTCATACTCAAGGATGTACTCTGCTTTAACAGAGCCGTCACGAGAGGTACCTAATTCGCCACCACGAGAACCGTCAGTGGCACCTGTGCCGTACTTGATGTACCGCTGTCCAGTTTTAACTAAACTCATTTTATGTCCCTCCTATTACTGAGTGATCAACACGTACAGAGACTCAGGACGCTGAACAGCGAAGCCATAGCGAGCGCGTGCTACCCACTCGTCACGGCCTAAGTCACCATTACGCTTGAACTCAGGAGTCGGCTGCTTACGCAGAACACCCATTATAGGCATTGCGTCTTCGTCACGCAGACACATTGCGATGTTGGCAACGCCGTTGGTGACAGGTACGCCACTAACAGTTTCGCTTGCGATTCGAGTCAACAGGTTAGTTGTCCAAACATCGAAGCCATGGATGTTGTGAACAAAGCGGGCGTTACGGCTGAAGCCTGAGTTGATTACACCTTGGAATGCTGGGTTATCGGCAGTCAAAATGGTTGACTTGTTCAGCACGTTTTCCACATCGGGGTCAACGAACAGAACACGGCCCTCAAAAGGAACCTTGGCCTTATCCCAAGCAGTCTTGATGTCTGCCACTGCATCGATGAAGTCTTGTGCTGTGTAGCCAGAAGGCAGAGCAACACGATGAGGCTTCACGATGGTGTTGGGGTCGCCAGCGGTTTGAGAGTCGTTAGCTGCTTTGAGGACAGCTTCGATACGGTCTTCCATGAAAGCATCCATAGAAGCCTTAACGCGCTTAGCGAACAGGTCCGCGCCACCATCAGGAGAGTCTTCTTTCTGCTCATCAGTGATGTAGAAAGCGTCCTCTTTGTTGTGGTCAACACCTAAAGACACACGGCCCAAGTCGATTGCTCGATACAGAGCAGGGTTGTTTTCAACTCGGTCTTTCAGTACAGCAGAACCGATTTGAGAAATTTTGAGTTGATCACCATGAGGGAACATCGCAGTTTTATCTGCGAACAGGCCCATAGTGAGCAACTGCTCAGAGAAGGCGCTCTGTAGGGCAGTTTGGTAAACCTCCTGCCAACGTACATTAGCGCTATTGGAAGTAGTATAAGCCATCTTATTACTCCTTAGCTATTTTGTGAAAGTAACTGACGAATTTGAGAAGAAGTCATGTTGATAAAATCAGGCGCTGGCTTCTTCTGCTCAGCTATAGAAGACGCGGCCTTAGAGGGAGCGGCTTGCTCTTTGCTGCTCTCTGGTACGAACAGCTTTAAGAACACCTTATGCTCCTCTGGGTCAGAAGCCATCTCAACAGCTTTCTGGTATGAAATACCAAGCTCTTGTGCTTTGGCCTGAACCTGAGCCTTAGCGTCTTCTCCGTAAGCAGCAATCAGCTTCTCATTAACGCTATTAAAGATTTGCTTTCGCTCCTCCAGCAAGCGTTGCTTAGCAGCTTCTTGCTCTTTTTTGTTGAGGATGTCCTCAACTTGTTTAGCCAGTTTGCTTTCAAGCGCCGACAGGTCATTGCTGGTCTGCTCTAACCCGCCCGTCTCTTTACTCACTACAGGCTTCTCTGGAAGCTCAGCTTTCTCTAACAACATAGAGAGCTTTTCTTCCAGTGATTTGAGCTTTTGGTCTTGCTCTTGTTTCTCACGCTTCAGGGTTTCAATGAACTCATCAGCATGTTTAATTTTCTTAGCAGCATCTTCAGGGGTGTATTTACGCCCATCAACCTCGAACTCAATGCCTTGAGGCTTTTGTTCTTCTTGAGGTTGCTGCTCTTGTTGTGCAGGGTCACTGCCAAAATCTTGTTCCATTGGTCAAACTCCTATTGGATTAAAGAAAGAAACCAGTTGTGCATCTTGTGCTCTGCCGCTGCTGCTGCTTGGCGATAGCGAGACTGAAACCAAGACACGGGTGACAGGTCGTATAATTGCTTAACGCCTCTGTCTCGTTGCGCCTCAACATACTGTTGAAGCAGCTTCATTGTTCTTTTGTTTTTAATGCTAATCCACTCCTGCATCAATTCTTCCTTTTCTTCTTTAGGAAGTCCTGACAGGAATGCGGGAACCTTATGCTGCGCCATCTTCTTCAACTCCTTCTGCTGGTACATCCTCTGGTATTCCGCCTTCAAGCTCTGCTGCTATTAGTTCTTCTTCTAGTGTCGGCTGTGTCGCCGCTCCAGCAACCTGAGCTTGTAGCTGGTTAGCTAGTTGGGCTTGCTCGGCCTGTTCAATTAGAGCTTCATTCTCTCCGAAGATTTCGTATTCACCAAGCTCTGCCAAGTCCTCAATCATTGCTGTCAGGTTCTTGGAAGAGATGTGCGGAGCAGTCAGTTGCAACAGGCCAGCAGCATTTAGTCGCGTTAGGTTCTCTAGGATTTGAAGGCTTCTAGCAAAACGTCTTGCGCCTTTAGGAACAAGAGCCCCTTCCACCTTCAGCTTATCTGCATTCACCTCGAAGAATGGAGTAATGCCAGCCTCACTTCTAACCGCTGGAACTTGTATTGTCTCGAACTGATTTTCAGAAGCGAGGACAAGCTCAGCTTGGAGCATAGGCTGAAGAAGGTCTATCTCGAACCCTTCTATCTTGTGAAGGAATCCACGCATGGCTCCTTCAAGCAGACTGGTTACTTCGCCTAATGTTTTCTCGCCAGCACTTCGGAATCCCACTAAGTCGCTTGGCAGTCTAGCTGCTAATCGGCTGAACCTTTCCAGTCTATCAATATGAAGGTCGAAAGATAGGAAGGAAGTATCTGGAGAAATGTCTCGAACAACGCCATCAGCGTTAGGTGAGATGTAGATTGTTTGTCCTGTGGTTTCGTCGTAAACTTCCTCAACGTCCCCAGCTCGAAGCTGGTCTGGGAAAATCATCTTATCTAGGGCGTCGGACTTCGCGTTCTCTCTGTGGTCTATCTGGTAGTTAATACCGACAATGCGTTCAAGAGGCCCCATGCTCCACAGGTTGTCGGTTCTATCCTCCCACCCTGCTTTATAAATATACGGTTTTCCATTCCATGTGTCAATCTCTGTATCCAATAAAACTACATTATCAGCTACAACAATCATTCGGCTTTCTTCAACATCGCCTGTTTCTGGGTCATACATATCCCCATAGAACCACAACAGCTCAACATTACCACTCTGTAAGTAAGACTGAATATCGCCAAACCCTGCTGGCACATACTGAGCATTCTTATCCTGATAGCCCGTCGGTGTAGAAGGTGAGCCAGAGTCTCGTCGCAACTCAACAATTTCTTTCACTGCGCTCTCGTCCATGCCCCACCGCTTCGCTCTGCGAAGAAGTTCAGGCATAGAGATTATCTCGCGGATAATCTTCGGGCTATCCTCAAATGTCGGGGCTGTTGGATTGAACACAATGTCATACGGGGAAATGCGGAAAGCCTTTGGCCCTATATACCCCTTCTTCCTACCGTTGCGCTCTTTCTGCTCATTGACAAAAGCGACATTGACAAAGCAATTCCCTTTGTTCACCAAGTCTGTAACCAGCTTGCGGACAACCCCTTTAAGCCCGTACAGGCTGTGTCTGTTCTTAAGATAGGCTGCTACTGCCTCTCGCACCTCTTTGGTGATGGAAGCTCGGTCGAAAGGCTTAAATGCAAACCAGTCATCGTGAGGCATAACTGTCTGAATGACTATTGCCTCTAAGTCCTCTGCGATGGTAGCTACAACAGGGAGGTGGGTTGTGTGGTCAAACGCCGTCTCCCCTAAAATCTCTGTTGTGTCTGTGGAGTAGCGATAAAGCTCAACCTCTTTCCATTTCTCCTTGACAGTTTCACGCAGAGAGTCCCAGTCAACCCACTGGCTGCGGATTAGTGTAACCCTCTGGTCACTAGGACTGTTAAACCGTTTCACTATAGACTCACCAGCCATTATCTTCTTCGTCTCCTAGCGCCACCGAACCTGCTGAGGCGCACAACATTTCCTGCTTCTTTCGTATATCTGTCTGATAGTTGCTTAGCGGGAGGTTTCAGTTCTGCCACAGCCATAGCAACTGCGTCTTTCAGGTCATCTGTAGATGGGCGAGGGAGCATAAGCTCCTCTTCCAAAATCTTTGTTAGACCAGCTTTCAAATGGAATATTGTTCCATTCTTGTATCTATGGTCTAATACTTGTGAGATGCGCTCTTCCTTCTTACCTTGGTGAGATACATGAGCGCGTCCCTCTACAATGAGCCTGTTACCATTTCTCCTAACCTCGTCCTCAAGGTATTGCTTAACAAACTTCCCTGCGTTGTTTGTCTCCACAACTATCTTGTCAAAGTCCCAGTAGTCGTGAAGCTGTATAATCTTGCTGTAGTATGTTTCTGGCTTATCTGTCTGGAACCGCTCAAGCGCCAGTATGTACACATACCCTTCGCAGTCCATTCCTACAACAGCTATTGCTGTGTGGTCTCTACGCTTAACTCGTCCGTCCGAGAAAGCCAAGTCTGCTGCTACAGAGAGCTTCAGCGGCCTACCATCGTAATGCCATTGGCTTCCTTTCTTCTCCAGCTTCCTTGGGTCATAATACTTGAAGTCGGAGGGCTTCAGCTTATACAGGCTTGCATCATTCGGGTCGTTATAATACTGAGCGTAGAAGCTAGATATGTCCCCATCAATCATCATGTCTGACTTCTTAATGGCAAGCTCTCGTCTATCAAACCCATATGAGCTGCCATCAGGGAACTCCATTCGTGGCCACAGGAAGTTTCCGTCTCCTGTTCTGTTCGGGCTGTCCTCAACTACCCTTTCAAAAACCGCCCACCTTTTCTTTTCAACCACGTTGCCATCTTCGTCTTCATCCTCGTAAGATAGCTCCAGCATTTTCCCATAAATATCATCATTACCGTAACGAGTGCCAACAGCAAAAAAGCGACTCCCAGTAGTGCTAATTTTAGCGAAGTTTTTATAGCAAGCCAGCACGTCCCTGCGGTCTGCTTCACTTGCATAGTTTTCGTCTGTAACCAAGTCATCAAACACTGTAACATCGCTGTGCATCCCTGTGTTGCCGCTCTTAACCGTTGACATTCGGACGGTGGGGTCACGCACCATCTTGCTGATTCGTAAGGGGTGGTCAACCTCTATCAGCTTCTGCTGCCATCGGCCAGTTGGTTTATGTTCTATGGCTCCTGTCCTACCAATCACCCAGTTTAACAATTCCGGCCACAGTAAGCGGTGGCGCTCTGAGTGAAGGATTTGTTGTATCGTATTCATCTGAGCTAACACTAGGTCTTCGTTAGCAGAGATGTAATTTATTGTTATGGCTGGATTTACAGTGATGAGCCATGTCACTGTCACCGCCATACAAAACGACTTCTGGTGGTCACGAGGTATGAGAGCCAATTTACATCTATGCTCGTCGTACTGGAAGAAGTCGAACAAATCTAAATGTACATCACCAAAATATCTGTCAGGGCAAACGTATTGAGCGTAAGTCTTGAGGCTGGCCTCACATTCAGCCTTTATCTCAAGCAGCTCCTTACTGAGTTTTCGCTCTTGAGGAAGAACACTCACTACTTACCTTTCCTAAATTCCTTGATGATGGACGCTTCTAGGCTGTCTTTCTGTTGTTTCTTTGGGGTGCGCTTTTGACCAGCCACGCCTTTCGCACCCCTCTTGGCCTCGTCGAACAGCTTTTTGGCGGCTTGTATATCCCCCTCTTTAGCTTTCTCTAGGAGAACCTTCTTTGCAATGTTCTCGTCACGCATACGCATATCTTCGCGCCACTTGTTCAGGCCAGTATGTCCTGCTTCTACTCGGCCTTCTAGGAACCACTTGAGGCCGCATAGCTTGCGCCAATGTTGCATGGAGCCTACCAACTTCATTGCTGCCTCATATTCATCTGTGCTTTCCATATAAATCTTGTAGGCAGAAGGGTAATTCTCCTCATCGTGGCTTTGTTCTTTGAGGGAATACATGGCATACTTCTTATTGGGGCTTGTCTCATAGAACAAGCCTTCTGTCAAGAACATGCCGTTTTCACCTTTGAATAGTTTGTCTGTCATACGTTAGTCTCGGATTTCGCCGGTAAGAGAAAGCCCTGTGATAGCGTAGGCTTACTCCCTAATTGCGATGTAGATGTAGTCTGGGTTATTCGCAGAATCGTTCAGACTGTTCGTAACTGTAAATCCTGTGTCTGTAAATTCGATGTTGTCAGTGATCATCTCAGCCGAATTTGTGTTGGCTTTGAGCGCTTGATCGTTTGCTCCAGCCCCAACACCTCTAGCAGAGTCATATATGAACCAATCTCCGAATGTAGTCACGCCTTTCGCCATTACCCACTGAGGCCGCCAACCGAGGTTAATAGCTCGAGAAGAGCCTCCGGAGTTATAACTCCCGCATCGTATTAAGCCGCTTGGTGACGAGTCATTT